ACTTGGTTGGATGACCCTGCATTCGGTTTCTTGTATATATCCCGATTCACCAAAACAAGAAGATAAACAAATTGTAGCAAAATTTATAAATCTATTTCAAGAGACAATTACATGTCCAACATGCAAAACTCATTTTGAATCTATGGTAAAAATGTATAAACAAAAACACCCCGAATGGTTAGACAGTAAAGTCGACTTTTTCATATTTGTTTGTAGGGCCCACAATACTGTAAATAATAGAGTTGACAAACCCCGTATTCAAACAGTGTCAGACTGTTTAAAACTCTTTCAAACGAATGTAACTCATACTTCAGCATATCAGTTTAGACAAAATTATTTAACTTACTTAACCCGAAACTGGACACGAGAACAGTCTGGAGAGGGATACATGCGTATGGCGATGGTTAACGAGATGAAAAAAATAAATGATCAGTATTGGACTCCTCGCGAATTTAATGTTCACGAGCTAAAGATCAGCTCAAACGCAAATGTTCTTGAATTTATACTACAGGATCCTGCTAAATATTCGGTTTCTCCTTCGATTCCTGTATTTGCTAATAATCCAAACATACAAATTGGATTTAAAAACGGGAGACTGAAGTTAGGTGGTCGCTAGGATGCCAAGGAAGCGAGATTCGGGGATCTACTTCCCAATCATGACGTTTTAACCAAGGAGCTCGTGTTTCTGAATATACTTCATCTTTAAATAAACGAGGTTTTTTAGCTTCACGAAGTGATTTCGAAGGCAAAATAAATTGTAGTTGTTGTGTAACAGTATAATTTAGAGTGTCTGAACTTACTTCGTCAGATTCATCATACTTCAAAATATCAGTAATAAGCGGCGCTTCTGAATATGGATAATACCATGTCCAATTTGTAGGAATTCCGTCTGTAAAATACGAAAGTGTCCAAAAGAATGTTTTCCAATATGCATCTACAACTGGGCTCATATCTGTAACACCATCAAGAACATGAAGTCCATACTTTTTTGAAAAAAGTGTTTGAGTATTACACAAGATAGATTTTTCTTCTGGTCTTTTTCTTCTAGTTATTATATCCTTCAAAACATTCATTTCATGTGTTCCTGCATATTCTAAAAAAGTAGAACGACCTTCAAACGTAAGTAGATTTGGTTTTCCAGATGCTGCATAATATTCAAGTGCTCTCTCATATCCACCTTCTCGCAATGAAAAGATTCCTAAATGAGGCATGAAATCGTTTCCAAAACACATAATCGAAAGTGCAATATACTGATCAATTTGAAGTGGAATTTGTTCTAAAAGTTTATTTATGTTTAGAAATGCAAATTCTGAGCTTTTTAGCTTAGGATCGCTAAATTCGTTACTTTCGCGGAGAAGCATCAAACGTGTAGACAATCCAGCGTTCTTTAAGCAAATAAGAATTAGATCTGCATCTAGTCCATAAATACATACAGTTTTACGTTCATTTTGAGGAATCTCTTTTAGTGACAAAAACAGTTTATGTTCTCCTTCTCCGGGTAGCGCAGTTGTACTCATAATAGCATACGGAAACTTGGATCGAATTGCTTGCTCCAGATCTTTCATGTATGGAGTCCCTGGTGAAATTTGGTTACGATCAAATACTTCTACAGTTTCCTTTACTCGCATACGACGATATCTTTGCTGTACAATCTTTGCGTATGGAACAAGACCATCTAACGCAATTACAACCTTTTTTGCCCTACAAATATTATTCAAAATATACTCAAATGCATCTACAACAGATTGAACCGGATTTTCCTCTTTCAAGTATCGATGAATTAAACAATTGAAATCAACACCCAAAACATCAACTTCAAGCGGGGTATCCTTTTTGATTGTTTCAACAATTCCGGCATGTGACTTTAATAGGCTCACAAAGTAAAAAGGTATCCCCATTTATTTAGTTAATGGTATACTCTTAAAACTTACCACTTGCGCTGACGACAGTCGCGGCAACAGCATCCATTATCATGGACTGACTCGTCATCACGATAATTAGTACAATCACAGTGATTGTTATTAAAGCAAATGTTCTTATCGCCACATTCGCAGGGACAAACATCGTCCTCAGGATTCATCATCGGAATTGGCGATGCAGGTAGATGTTCCTCGTGTCCAGACTCAAGATGCGGCATGTCCGGATCTTCCTGTACTAGCCACTTCGGTACACCGAATGGGTAGAAGTTAAGCCACATTACACTCCATCTGGAGTTTCTGCGAATACTAGTTGAAATCGTGATTCTAAATCGATCTAGCGGTTCAACATTCTCGTTGAACATTTTAGATACTCGATATAGAACACTCTTATTGTTGATCAAATCTCCACGAGTAAGCTTCACACCACTAGCGCTGCTAATGATTGCTTTAGGATTATATCCGAAGATAGCAATCCGCAGATCTTTAGGGTTAGTATGTTCACTACAAACATCTCGTAGACGCTTGGAAATGTCTCCACTTGTTAGAACATCACTAATCTCTTTCAAGATAGTCTCTTCATGGATCTTAGCGTGGTCATTTTTTAATTGACGCTCGCGATCGTAGGCTACCTTAACAGCGCTGTAAATATCGTCAGACGAAAGTGAGAACATCATTTTAATTACAATTCGCAAGATGATCTTATAAATAATCCGTTTTCAAAATAAATGTGGTACCTTTGGATTCTCCCTATTTTATTTGCAATTGCATACGCTTATTCAGTTTCGTCTACTATTAAGGTAGCCAAACCTTGTTCTTCATGTGCTGATAAAGATTCTTCTCATTCGTACTAATAAATGCCAGGATGTACTGGCGGAAAGACCATGCGTCGTCACAAATTCAAGGGTCCGGGTATTGGACATCTCAAAAAAGGTTCTTTAACGAAAGTTGGATATTCTGAGATGAGTTCAAAAACATCGCGTCGAACTGCTCTTCGTAGAGCGGTTAAACGTTATGGCTCTACTTCTACGTTTCGTAAGTTAAATGCAGTTGGAACATACACCAAACGTACATCAAAGGGAAAAAGTAAACGATTTATTGCCGATCGTAATTGGGTTAAGAAAACATATATGTAAAATATAAATGGATCTTGTCAAGGTACTATTAGCAGCTGCGGTATTTGTAGCATTTGTTCCGGGTGTTCTTTTTCATCTTCCAAAGGGTGGAAGCAAGTGGACAGTATTAGCTTTGCACGCAGTTCTATTTGCAGGAACGTTGTACCTCGTAATGAAGTGGTATCGTAGTGTAGAGGGGTTCGGTAATTTTGGTCCATGCCCGCCGGGTTATCGTGATGGAGTATCCGACACTGGTGTGGATACTTGTGTTCCGGAAGGTAATGGTGCATCGATGCCAGAGTAAAAACTGACTAATCAAATAAATGTGGAAGTGTCTTCTTTTAAAATTTGTGTTATTCGTTGCTCTCGTTCCGGGAATGTTAATAAGCTTACCCGCTGGTGGGACTCTCGTTGAAAAAGCTATGGTTCATAGCTTAGTATTTGCTGTCGCAGACTACTTCTCATATAAATTTCTATTACCTATGTTGGAACCATTTGATAACCCCGATACTAAGGTTAATCCTCCTTGCCAAGAAGGTTATACGCAGTGTAGTAATGGCGATTGTATACTGAAGGGGGAACACTCCACGTGTCCAGGAGAGACTGATGCTTATTAAAAACGAATTTAAGTTTGGGTAATGATTTGGTTTCAAAATGGGTTGGCATTATGACAGTGATGGAGATGTTGTAATGGATATTGGCGATGAAGATGAGTGAATTAATTTAGCCAGTTCAAGTATTTTTTGTGATTCTTTTAATTCATAAATCGCGTTATCAAGCGATTCTTTTACTAGAAAGTTAGATGAAGCTCTTATCAGAAATACTGGAGTTTGATTGAGGTGGCGATGTGCTTGTGATACGAGGTTGACTACGGAAGCTTTGTTCATATATACAAATTAGAATAGTTTTTTGCGAAAACGAATCTTTTATTTTTCATATTTTAATCATTTCAATAAATGTTACCGGGAAACAATAAGAGACCCCGGGAACTTGAGAGTGTCAAAACGATTGATCTAATCGTCGAACTATCAAGTATCAACTCATTTCTGAATAGAGAACACACGCTTCTGAGAAAGATGACGTTTGTTAAATCAGATTGGGAGTTTCGAGAAAACGTAGAAAATAAGCGACGAAAAATTGTAAATGAACTAAATATTAGAAATTAAGCTAGTTTTTCAACGGGTGCCTGACGAATCATATATCTTACATCATGGCGTAGAGGTCTAAATGAATCATTCATTACATCTACGACTATTTTTGGATCAAACGGCTTACAACTGAATACATCTAGGTATACATCATCTGTTTCTTCTACAAAGTGAGCCATAATGTTCGAGGTCTCGATAAGTTGAACAAGGGTATATCCTTTTTTGTTTCCGGACCCAAACATTACAACCTGAGGCTCGCCGAAGGGTACCATGTCAATCTTGTCAACTAGACGTTTAGCAAACATAGTGATCGTTGCGGCACACCGGATTTTATTGGGAAGGCATCCGCTGGCGTCGACAATTAGATGATATCCCCAGCTCATTTTTAGAGTTTTAATATCTCTATATGCGAAAATCGGTTTTCAATAAAGGATGAGACGCGTTCAACTTTTTTTGTGATATAACTAATAAAAATGTGGAAAATGGCTCTATTCGCTGGTCTGCTCTTCTTCGTCCTAACGCCGGGTGTCCTTCTTTCTCTTCCGCCGGGTGGCTCGCGTACCACGGTGGCTCTAACTCACGCGGCTGTGTATGCGCTTGTGTGGAGCCTTACGCACAAGATGGCTCTTCAGTTTCTAGGGGGCATGTAAACTAATTATCAAATTAAAAACGAATTTTTACAGAGTGCAACTGCAGAATGTAAAAATGGTGATTCGTGTCGATAAAATTATCAAATATTTTAAGCAGTACGATCTAGATAGTAACCATACTTTTATTACAAGCTCTGCTAAGAAACGTATTCTTAAGAAGTATAATTACACGTGTGCAGGAACTGTTCCAGGAAAACCCTGTATATACAACGATCGCAAAGCACTTCAAATTGATCATATTGTACCACAGTCGATTATGTGCGTTCATAATAAATATAATCTACAGGTACTCTGTGCAAACTGCCATTCATTGAAGACGTATCATTATGATAATGATCTAATTCGAAAGTTTAAAGCCGGTGAAATGAAGCTTAAACATCTTGTTAACCATATTAAACTATTTTGCTAAAAACGGACTTTAACCTAAAATACTGATAAATTTTAAGGAAAATGAAAGCATTTGATGCGGGAACTTATAATGATGTTATGAGTACGCGTGAATCTCGCGATATGAATGTGATACTAATAATGATTGTAATATATATTATAGCTGTTGTTATTATACTAAAGTTTAGTTAGATTAATATTTTTCTTATCTAAGTAATAAAATGTCTCTAGTTATCATCTCTGCTTGGTATGGAGGTCAAGATAGAGTAAGTGGTCTAGATGTTCTTAGTGTAGTAAAAGCTGCGCACGAGTCCGGTGTTGCTACGCTATCTGTCACAAACGAAGTATTCACCGATCCTTTCTATGGAAATTTTAAAGTATGTGATGTTACGTATACTTTTAACGGAGAGACTAAGAGTGTAAGTGTTTTAGAGAACGAAGTACTTGTATTCGCTGAATTAGTATAATAAAAATGAATTTTTTGTTTTGTCTAGTTTAATAGACCAAATGTCAGTTCAAAAATTAAGAATTCGCATACCTCCTCTAAAATACGAAGAAGAAGTTGGCGATGAATTTATGACATTTGGTGATCTATGCGCATATATAAAACCATACGAAGCATGCGGAACTTGTTTCGTTGAAGGAGATGATGCGTGTTCACTTTGTTTGGCGTTACACTCTAAAAAACCGGAATGTAAAAATAGAATACTTTTAAACGAATGTTTATGGCATTTTGACCATTGGTTCCGGGCACTTTTACTAAGAAAGAGAAATATACTAAAAAATGGATTCTAAAATAGATTTCTTTTTAATCAGTAAAAAAATGACGTGGACTGTTGTAGGATCAACTATGAAGCACGGCTCAACGTCGGAGAGCGTTCTAGATGAGCTAAACAAAAAGATCGCTAAGCTTGCTGAAAGCGGGTGGATCTGTGTTGGTGATACTGTATATCATACAAATGCAGTGTCACAAATTATGATTCCAATTGCAACTTCGGGATGTGATGTTGCTCGTATGCGTCCTGAATGGGATAAACATTGGGCAAGTGGATCATTTGTTCCCAAGGATCTAACTTATGCAATGGGTAATGCCGGAAACTTTGGTGTTCATACCAAGTTTGACGAGACTACACAAACGTATTACGATTATTAGAAAAACGGATTGTAAATTTATTTTTTAACTGCATTTCAAAAAGTTCAAAATGCCGTACTACCAGCCTAACACAATCACCGAGGAGATGCTAAAGCAGATCGTCGCTGATGAGAATAATGCGAAGCTTAAGACACTTACCGATAAACTCAAGAAGATGTACGCCGATACTGACGATGATTATGATGAGGATAACGAGTATCCTGAGTTTGAGAAGCTGAGAGAGGATATTGAATTTCTCAAGGCGGAACTTTCCAAGAATCAGCCGAACTGGCACGATATGGAGGAAGATCCGAAACTTCAGAAGAAGTGGATGATGAAGGTCATCAATGCGGGCTTGTTTAAGCCCAATCACGGAGATGGATTCCACTGGCTAGGCGATGGATATCGCAACCAGAACTTGTGGTTCTGGGACGACAAGAAGAAGCATATTATTGCTCCTTACACCGAACTTGATGATTATGGCAGTGTGCCACCGCGTTTCCTGGTTGGAAACGGAGAAGATCAGTTTGCACCAAATAATTGGGAGAACATTGTAGATCACAATAATATTGTGTTTCTAGCTCCTGAACTCGTAGAAGAGATCAAAAAGACAGCGAAGTCTGTTATGACGAAGTGCAAATATGATGACAAGGAGCGTAAAATTTGGCATACAAGCATTATGATTAAGAATTATGCGTATGTAGTTGAAATCCATTTGGAAGATATTGCCGATATCAACAATGTATTCGAGTGTCACGGTAATAAGATCGTGAAGGAATATTAGAAAACGAATTATAAAATATAATTTCTTTTTTGTTACAAATAAAATGAAACGTAGACACCAACTTGATAAACGTGTCGTATATGAAATTACTCACAAGAAACCACTTGATACTATATCCAAATGGTGCTTACAGTACATAGTATTATATCCTGATGTTTTGGAAAGTGTTCCGGCAACAACTACATTAGACCCAACTCAACTCTACTGGAGATACCATCCTAGGTTGTGCAAGTGTTATATGTGTAGTGCAGGATTCTAGTAAAACGGAATTTATAACCATTTTTAATTTGAATGTCAAATATGATGGAGCACCCTATGAATGAGTGGAGTCTAGAAGAACTAATGGGCCACTTTAACGATATTTATCAAACATTTTATCAGGAAAATTCGATTTATAGAAATCATGTAACTTACGACGAAGTTGACGACTACTTATGGTTCTTGAATCTAATTATCGATAAGAAGACCCCAAAGGATGGTATTTGTGTCGTTTGTAATGAACCATGTGAAAAGCGAGGTCAACCTGATAACAGAACCTATTGCTTTTATTGTTAAAACGAATTGTAAAATACTTTTTAACTGAATGGTATAAAAAATGACAACCGTAATGGCACACCAACTCGTTAACGAGATGTTCAGCTACTGCGGTGTTCTTAAGAATAGAGAAGCCAAAGACGGACTTCATATTGTCTACGAAGACGAATATGAAAAGCTAAAGAAGATGTACGATGATGCATCGGAGGCAGTGACTAAAATTCCTGGACCTTACACTAAAGCACGGAAAAATGAAATTGACGATCTCTGCGAAGATCTTGATCTCGTTGACGCCTTTCTATACGACCTGGTGAAAGCCCGTAAAACGGATTAGAAATAAGTTTATTTTTTAACTTTCAACAAAATGGTGCCATCTAGCGAGACAGCCTTCAAGATGATTACAGAGATCCTTGAAAACATGACGGATCGTGACTTTGAAATTGTTGACGAGGTTCTCAGAGAGTTCAAGTCACTGTACACCGAAAGTCGTGATTCTGGAAATGAGGCTACAAAGCTAATTGATGAACAACGAGGATTTCGAATCGACGAGCTAAGCTCTAAACAGATGATGTATTTGAAGAGGTTGGGATTTAAAATTTGCCAAATTCATACCGGATATGGTAACCCTAAGTACACACTTAATTTTCCGTAACAGTTTAAATATTAATAACTATTTTTAATTATTATGGAACCTAATCCTTACCTAGTTGTATCAAGTTTATTTTTAGCTTTACCGGCTATTCCAACGTTGATGCGAGAACAATATTTTGGTACATTTATTACTCTTTCGTGTTTTTCATGCTCAATTATTTATCATGCTACAAAACCAAGATTTCCATTTATTCTCATCCTTGATAAAATATTTGCAAACTCAACTGTTGTATATGCCACTTATGTCATGACGAGAGGGTTGCCATATAGTCTAATACCATATAGCATGATAGCAGGTGGTGGTATTGTTCTGTATTATGTTGGTGAAAAATATAAGTTATTTGTTTGGCATCCAGATTATCATGTTGCTACCGGATGGCATGCGGCAATGCATATATTTAACAGTTTTTCTAGTATATGGCTTGTTTGTTCGCAAACTATGAAAAACGGAATCTAGTTTCTATTAAATTTAACTGTAAAATGTACTATTATCTCGTGATTGATGATGGCGAACCCTATCCAATTTTGTTTACTTCATATGAACAGGCAGTTGCAACTGTAAAGATTCGTCATCGTGAAACGATTGAGACAGACGCTATACTTGCTGAAAAAGGCGGATATGGTCGTGCATGCGAAGTCGATGTTCCAGAGAATCCAAGTGGTAAAACAGAATTATATATTGAAAAAGGTATTTATATCTACATTCATCGATTCAAAGTTTAATGCAAATCGGAATCAGTTGTGTGCCACGTTTTACCGTGAACTGCATAGGAATGAACACGGGCAAACGCCCATGCTTGTTGAGATGCACCTGGACGATGTCCGGTTCTCCAAGCTGCCATTCCACGATTATAAACAGTTCTCAGCGTAGAAAGTGGGATTCCTGTTGATTTTGCAATTTCAGGTAAGCTTTTTGCATTAGGATGTTTCTTATGGAATTTTTGAGTATACGATGATTTGCGTGTTTTTACACCTTTATCAGTCTTGAACGGACGATATGCTTTTTGTGTTTTCCAAGATAGCTTCGATCTCTTTGCTATCTCGGAATGACGTAGTGTTTTATTCTTGTTAGAAAGCCCCTTATAATATTTCAAAGGAAACAACATTGTCTTAATGAATATAAAATGAATAAGAAAACTCAGAGAAAGTTCAAAAAGCCGCGTTTGATGTCCAAATCATATTGCAAAAAGACACCTTGTAAGAAGATGGGTTTTACGCAGAAGGCAAGCTGCAGACCATACAAGAATTGTTATAAGAAGTAAAAACGGAAACTTAAATATGCTATTTTTTAATCAGCAAATAAGATGGAGTCCTACTATGCAATCTTTCACGATATTAACGATAAAGACATTGTTCTAAATAGTGGTATTATTGGTCGTATTGAATATGGCCCATATGATACATATGAAAAAGTTTTGAGCGATATGCTAGCCTGGATTCAATTCAAGGGACTAGCTATTAATCACGGATGGTGGATTTACGGTCTAACCAAAGACGGTAAGCTAGTGAAGGTCATACCTGAGGAAAACGGAAACTAATTTAATCTATTTTTTAATTGCAAAAATGTCCTTCGAAATCGCTATCTTCGAATACTCCGAGCTCTACGACTGTGACAGGGATGTATCTCCAGACAAGGTCATCTGCGAGTTCATTGAGTATTACAAGCAATACTTCGATCCATGCTATTACGAGGAAGAGAACGTGCGGTTCCAGCGCGGGAGGACGTGGCTCTCCTATGCAGACAATTCGGGTGGCGACAAGCCCATGACAGTCATGCTGATGGGGTCCATTACAGAAGAGATTGTCGCGAATCTCAAGTGGGCTGTAGCGAAGCTATACATTGTAAACTGTGAAGATTGTGGCGTTGTAATCCCAAAAGATCCACGCCACAATTGGCTTATTTGTAGAGATTGCAGGGAAAAGTAGAAAACGGAAAGTAATTAGTTATATTCTTTAACTTCAAAGCAAAAATGACTACTGATATCTACAACAAGATCGCCGAGGCAGAGAATGTTCTTGCCGAGCTAAAGAAGCAGTTGCCTCCTCCCTATGTGTCAAATATTTACGAACGTGTACTAAAACTAGCAGATAAGACTAGCCCTACATTTCAGAAGGCCTGGAAGGTTGCTATTGATAATGATCTTGTGGATAATATCAATAACCTGCTACAGGAATGTCATGACCCGTTCACCGAGGAATATGGTAATAAGGCCGTCAATGTGATCGGCAAATACGGTGAGTATAATACTCTGAAGTGGAATAACTTCGTGTTTAATGTGATTGAAAGTCTATTTAATAAGGGATCCTTCATTGTAGAGGATGGTTATATCGATACATTTGACGACACAGCTGGAGGCTGTGACGAGGTAATCTGGGATGAAGGATGTACTATTATTGAAAAGTCGTAAAACGGATACTTAAAGAGATTTAACCTTTTTTAACTAAAAAATGAACACCATTGACTATTATGATCGTCAGAAAGAAAAATGGGATGATAGTGAGATAGAACAGATTAAATATAAATATGAAACTGATGAAATGACAATTAGTCAAATCGCAGATATTTATCACAGAACACCTGGTAGCATTTCATACAAGCTAAAAACTATCGGAGTTATTGATAATAATTCTAACGCTAGAGGATATATCGAGTATAAAAATAGTGATTTATATAAATCCATCGTTGAAAAGGGTAAGAAAGATGACTCACAAAAAAAATCAAATAAGAATAATGTTTTAAATAGTAAGATTATTTCATATGATGAAAAAGTTTTGCATGAAGCGATCCGACGACTTGAACTTGAAAGATTTGAATATGATGTAACACGTAAGATGGCGGAAATTCGTTCAGGAAAAAAGATATAAACAGAGACTTAAATATAATAAGCTTTTTAACTAAAATGTCGCGATTTGTTCAGGTTGGAAAAAAGATGGTTGACATGGTGGGATTACATGCTGTTTGGATTGGACCCGATCATTTGTGTAGGTCGCGCATCACATTGTTCTATCCCGATCGTCGTGATAGTGAAAAGATTGAATATGAACATGGTCAATCGGTACAAGCTAGTAAAGATGCAGAATTTCTGAAGGAAGCTTTGAAAGAATTTCAAAAGAAAGTTCCCGAAACCAATATCTAGAGTAAATTAAAATACACATATTTAGATCGATACTGCCATAATCTCAGACCACTTATAGAATTTCTACTATACACATTTAACTTTGGAAGAACTGCTCCTGCTAGCATAGGTTTGGCAAGAACAAACTTCCGAACATATCGCACAAGCTTAGATTCAAGCGACAACACCTTTTTTCTCTTTTCGTTCGCTTGCCATTCATGTGCGTGCGAACGGATAAATTCTTGAATTGCTTGTTTCATGATCTTCTTAGTCTTAGTAAATTCAGAAGCTGCAGCTCTAACTTCTTTTTTAAGTCTACGAAATTCTTTATCTTTTTTAACCTCAGCGTGTGCTTGTTCAATTAATCCAGCTTCTTCGATTGGGTTACGATGTTTATTGCAAAGAATACATTCATAATTGGTTTCTTTCATGTACTTCAGAACGCACTTGGTATGATAGGCGTGCTTACAATCCAAACGAACACATGTACGTGTTGATTCATTTGGGTCATCATATTCTTCCATATCCATGTCAACCATACAAACAGAACATTCGGGCATTTTATTTAACTAGTTTATACGATTTAAATAACTAATATGGATGAAAAGGTAATTACAACTATATCTTCATACGTATTTTTAGTAAACTCTTTTATTGCACTCAATTGTTGTGATAGCATATATTCAATATTATTTTTTACGCTGTTCTGTACATCTATTTTAATGAGAACAGTTGAATGTGATCTCACTTATTGGTTAGATAAGTGTTTTGTATATGCAGTTGTTCTATATGGTGGTTATATTTTTTATCTAAAATACCCAACCATAAATACTCTATTATGTCTTTTAATAGTTTCGACATTTCTAATAACAATATTCTTATATCATTGGGGGTATGAAACTAAACAATATTGTTTCGACAAAAATACATTCTTATCGCAATTATATCATGCTATGCTTCATGTTGTTTCATTTATAGGCCATGCTTTAATCATCATTAGTTGAGAATTTACAATAGAACCAAGACCGATAGCAATCCACAATACATACTTATTCATGTGGAATCCAAATCGAAGAACACAGAACATTAACGATGCAACCCAAAATTGAATTGGTAGAACCTCTGTCGAAAGAGCTCCTTGCAAATAATTAAGTGCCAATGCTAGTGCGTAGAAGACGTGCCAACTTAGTGGTCCGATAATTCTCTTGCGAACGAGTGTCATGAGAAATGCAGCAATCTGAATTGGAAATAGAATGCAATATGCACGATCCATTGAAGGGGAGAACAACAATCCAGCTGTTGCAAATACCTGACTAATTGAATAATACAAGTTGATTCGATTTCTTGCTTTTTGTGTTACCCAGTCGGGAAACGGCATGTCTCTCATAGTCGTAACTGTGATCTTGTAATACTTCGTTGCAAGATCCGCTAGAATGATTGTTCCCAATACAGTTGCAAATCGCGTATATAGATTTGAAAATCCTGAAAGAGTGAGAGCCATTACAACCAATGATCGAGTTGCGAACAAAATACTGTGTGCACGAAACTCTGGCCAAATCATAGGTGCTCGCTCTGAACGAATGGGAGGCAGATGAAAGATAAATGAAGACCAACTTAGTAGAAGATGAACTCCAATAAGGAACCATGATGTTTGATTAAACATCATCTTTCCGTATACAAAGAGGTTACCAAACTGTAGAATGTAATTGAAAAGTGCAACCAAGCCTAGGACTTTGTGGATGTGTCCATATCGCCCATCTTGAGGTGTGAAAAGAGACTCCATTTTTAAATTTGTTACCTAAGTGTAATCTAAAATCCGTTTTACAGTAACAATGCAAAAAGTGCAGAAGCATTTGCAGCGTGACACCATACAGATGACCAAACTTCTTTATACAAAGTATTTGTAATGACCCACGATATTCCCCATGTAGCTACAAATGTAGTTGCAATAGTTGTATTCTTTAACGTTCCAGCTGCATAAAACAGAGCAAAGTAGTAAAACGGTATTCCTATTAAATCCAATATGCTATTTGTTCTATCGTCTAAGTTATTTTTAATGTTCCAGTTTAGATGATTACATTCTCCTTTTTTAACACATGTACCTTTCGTATTATAGAAAAATGAGAAATACAAAGTTCCAAAAAGAGTTCCTAAAATAACAATATACGGATATAATGTACCGTTACCAGCCTTCATTTGCCAAATAATTAAATTCAGAAGAATAGGTTGAAAGAATAAATAAACTGGTAAAATCTTACTCACAAGCTTATTGGTTTCATTACACTCTAAATTCATCCATATGATATATTCTAAAAATTGCATAAAGCCAATTACAAACATAAATAATGCGAGTGCTCTGTCTATTTTATGATTTCGATACCATAAATAACAACATATACCAGTGACAAATAAAAATGTACCAAGGGAAACTTCGGCACTATAACACATTGTATTAATCAACGTATTTTCTTAATGAACACCTGTGCTAAATTCAGTGGAGTCCACTTCTTTCCAATAACTTGAATACGTTTATGATAGCCAGATAGAAACCCATCAATACCGCGACTTGTTCCATCTGGACCATCAAAATTATAATCGTCAAAAATTAGATAACCACCTACTTTTAGTTTTCTAAAAGATAACACGGCATCTTCTAGTGCATATTCCGGTTCGTGATTTCCATCAATATAAATAATATCAAAAAAGTTATCTTCAAGTGTAGGAACAACTATGTTTGAAAATCCACGTTTAATGACTACTTTATCTTCAATATTAAATCTCTTTATATTACGAGTAAATTGAGAATATACTGTCTCTTGGATACCTTTGTATTCCCTATATTCATCATAATCTTCCCACGGATCAATACAATATAGTTTACTTTGAGGATGTGACGCATACAATGTATGAACAGATAATGCGTTAACACCAGCATGTACACCAATTTCAAGATAATTAATAGGTCTATTTTCTTGTTCAACAATTCCTAACCAGCAAGATGCAGTTAAAAAGAATTGTCCTTCTATTACTGGTTGTGTCATTCTGTCTAGTAAGATTGTTGGATTTAAATAGGCTGATTTACAATTTGTTGTACAACCGGGTTTCTCTCTAACTTAAAAAAATTATTCCATGCAAACATTAGCATTAAGTTCTTCTCATTTTTAAAGAGCGGAAAGTCTGGGTAACAAGAAAGAATACCAAAAAAGGCATCTGCAATCGGATGTTGGTTTTGCTGACGTAATTGCATAATTAAATTATTCAAAATTGCTTTGCGTTGTTCATTCGGCATTTCAGTGATTCGCTTGTAAAAATTGTCCATTATTCCTGTTTATTTGCTTTCATGAAAGTTCATATCCATTGTAAAACAGTTGAATCGTTTCGATCAAACAATCTTCTTTGGGTGGAGTTGTGAATACCTTTCGCAATGTATCCTGTAGTACTTTAAAACGAACAACCGATTCAGCAACGTTTAGTGAAATTTCTCCTTTGTCATTAAATTTGAACATTGGTTTATGTTTGACACCTTTTGAATCGGTATAAGAATCTGGATTAAATCGTACCATCCAAACAGGAACTCCTGCGTCACTAAAGATATTATTGATACGAGATTCTTCACACGTGGTTGTGTAACCACTGTGCTGATTTTCATCTATTTCTGTACAAACGTCATATGTGCCACACTGTGAATATACATCTGGCCGTCTTGCACTACATCCTCCTTCAATTCTTTTATCAAATGTAGAAACAATATCGGGAAACTCCTTGAAAACAGTAGAACGCAACTCTGCAACAACTCGTAATTCTTTCGACTTTACACGTCGACTAAATTTCTCGTTTGGATACACATCACAGAAACATGTCGTGCAAAGACCCTTAAATTTCTTTGCAGAACGTGTGGCGTTACAACGAGTACACATCCCAGAGCATCGAATCATTTCAGCCGTCGCACATCCTTTACAATGAGTACGTTTTGTAGTCATTCCATACATAGCCATAACCTTTTTACATACTTTACACATACCGTCAATCCGATTCATGCCTTCAGTTTTACATCCGCTACAGTGTGTAGGCTTTCCGTTAACACCATAATGTGGTGCCTTATTACACTTACATTTTGCCATTTTTTGTATTTAGTAATTGAAAGATTCAGTAGTCCGTTTTACACAGATTGTACAAATTCCCAACGTAAATATTCACAAATTTTTTTCCATATTTGATCATGTGCAATCAAACGATCACGCGATTTTAGTAAAGGGAAATACGATTTGTACTCATCCAGTTCCAACAACTCGAAGAACTTGAACAAAATATACGAATAAGAAAGAAAGTTAGTGCGGTCATCTGGACAGTAAAGCAAAAAAGGCGCCTGAATTTCCTGGAACATCGTTCGAATCTTCTCTTCAATTTCCGGTGTAATTGTTGGTGGAGGGTTTCCGTTAAGTCTCGAAAGAATGTGAGCGGCATGTTCGTAATACTTAGACTTGTTTAGCTTCTTTAAAATGTCTCGTATTTCCTTTTCGGTCATTTGCGCAATATTTTGAATACGGCGCTTCTTAATCTCATTAATAACCTCATGCATGACTTCATCCGGAATAATAGTAGATTCTTTTGCTTGAAATTGGTTCAAAATCTCATTTAGGTGGTTAATTTTCTTATATGCGTAATTATTACGCTCTTTGGGAGGATCTCGAAATGAAGGAAAATCAGATACAACCATCATAAACTCTTCGGAGCCACATTTGGGACATACAAGTACACCTTCAGTCGAAAGTTCTTCTCGGGCAATATTACATGTTTCACAGTGTTCAGTGACAACCTGTTTCATTTCAGGAACTTCCATACCCTTCAGCTTCATACGTGTTGCATATTCCTCAAAGAGCTGCTTTTTTGATTGACTACCTGAATCATTACTACTATTTGTAACTAAATATTTTACAAATGTATTTTCATCCATACATGAATTTACAACTTGTTTAGGTTTCTCCGAATTTCCATAATATGATAACATAATATCGGCATTCTTCAAGTAATATTCCTCAACGGGATTTTTGGAATCTAATTTTGCTCTTATTTCTTTTAACTGGTGTTCTGCTTTTGATGCTTTGATAACATCATCGACAGAGCTTATAACATTTAATCCATCCATCTCAGTTTCAAGAGTTGAACATTGTTCCTCCATGTCCAACTTGTTCAAAGATGTGTCTTTTATAGCCGATACTATTGACGAATGTATATGATCAAGAGTACCCTGTGTTTTCACAACACCAGATGAATCAGATGCCTTCTTTATTCTGAATATGTTGTCCATTTTGTTGTTTAAAGTTTTACTCTTAAAATACTACTTCATTGCAAGATATGCTAAAACGCAGACTGCAACAAATGTTGAAAACATAGTTGAATCTAGTTGGTTGGTGAACTTCTCTTTAGGCAAACACACCGACGTATCAGCTTTCTTACAGAATGCTGGATTATAATCGGGAGATAATGACGTTGTTAGAAAATAAGAAGCACCTCCAGATGTTACCTCACAAGTATAACATTCACATGGAGGACTCGCATCTTCTCGCATGGCGTTAAATAGATAGTATGGATTCAGTCCAGATATATCTTCAACAATTCCTGGAATTAGACCACGCATGTCATTTGATAAAAATGGTAAATCCTTCGTACCACCTGCGGATGTTCCACCACCCGGAATGTTATTGATATAGTTGTAACGTGGCTGAACTGAACCATCTGGCGCCGTACATGTTCCAGCAGTGTTTATAAAAAAACGGTTTCCAAGTGGAGGATCGCCGGATATCAATCCTTTTATGTAAGTGGATGCTGCAGCTGAATTTGTATAAATTTGACGGAATGTTCCATTAGACCCAACACCTAATGATGAAGGACTCGGAACATGGCTTGAATAGCTATAATCGGGGCCTATCATAGATGTTGATGCTTGTTCAAGATTCGACCATGCTGGATTGTTACCCAGATCTCCCATTACTTTTAATATAGTTTATAAGTTGTTCACGAAATGCAGGATTGGTTAATGAACATGGGCGCTGTGATAAGATATTCCTTGCTGTGGATTCAAACTCATACCCAAACTTTCTTACACAGTAGAGAAGAGTCAAAAATCCACTTCGATTAATTCCACACTGACAATGTACAAAAATAACCTTTGAATCGGGTTCTCGTAAAAATCTATCCATGGTCATAGCAAATAATGGGTACCAACCGGTTATCTTTACTTCTAGATTGTCATGTGCATCAATACATGCATATTTGGTAGGATTATGATCACGAAACCACTGGGGGCTATCTGACTCTTGGGCGCAATTTATTACATGTGTGATGTTATGTTTTTCTACAAATGCTGGCGTTACCATGAATCCAGCACCAAACATAATTGACACGTGAACTTTAGCTGGGGGATCTTCCATCCAACCACGAGTGTTTCGTCTTAAAGGTCTCCATGTGTCCGTCATTTCCGATACTACTTTAAATATCCCCGATTGTCTAAAAACGGACTTCATTCTATTAAATGAAGAGGAAAGCAATAAAATGAAGTCCGTTGACCATAGGCATGGCTGCTGCTACCTCAATAACAAAAAGACAAGCGAGCACTTTGCAGTGCTCAAACAGAGAGGAAAAGTAATCGCAACAGCAACAAATAGGATTGGAAGCCGATCAAGTGGATGTGGATTTAATGACCAAACAATACATGCCGAATGCGCAGTAGTGAAAAGTCTTGGCGACATGTCACTACTTCGTGGATGTGTATTGTGTGTCATTCGACTCAACAAGAGAAATGAAATTATGCAGTCAAAGCCCTGCCACGACTGTCAGGTGTTTCTGATCAAGTGTATGGAGAAGTGGGGTCTTAGGCGAGTAGAATATTCGTAAAAACGAAATCATAAACGCATAAATTTTTAACTTCAAATAAAATGATTGAGTTTACTTCCTCAAAGTACTGGTTTGCTAAGAATTTTACTATTGTCAAAAATGGCAATAAACATTATAAATGGGGTGTAGAATGTCCTAATCGCAATGACCTAATTAACAGTGGAAACTATCTTATAAGAATAATTCACAATTTTGAGAAAAAAGCAATGATTGATTTTGAAGATAGAATCACAGAAGAATGTGCGTATCGGTGTGAGATTACTCCGGTTTCATACAAAGGAAACGAGTGGGTAGTTGATACTCAGGTTTGAAATAACATTTTTATATGAGACTACTTCCCAATGTTCCAACAACATACGCGATTGCTACTGCAGCTGCGCCTAGAACAGCTGCGCCAGTGTAAGAAACAACTCCGCCAGCCGTGTATGTGTGTGGAATGTATTGTAAAAGTAGAGAACGCGGGGTTGACAGAGAAATAGCAAATGCAGCCACGAAGAATCCAATATACATCATCAAACTTTTAACCGCGTACCGAATACTGTTAAACGTAGAATCATTGTTGTAGGTAGACGCGCCAGCCTTAGTGGGGTTTGTATTGATCGGAGCAATAAACGGATCACCTCCGCCTGTCACCATGGGGGCAAACGTAGTTGACTGTGGAAGACTCGGACTTTGAACGGGGCCACTATTTCCTAGTAAAGCACTTAAATCTGTGGCACCACTATCTTGCATTTATTTAGAAGAGGGTATTTCGCATGTAGCATCTTCCGCAGTATATTTATAACATTTGCTATCGACCGAAACAATTTTATCAACCACTTCTTGTACAGATAACGCAAGCGTCTTACGCTGAAGAATTGGTTTATGAAACATCATAATTGTTACCCCGAGACCAATCAAAAATGAAAGAAATGTTAAGCTTCTTTCATTATGAAGAATTTTTAATATTTGAATCATTTGTGTTGAGATGCGACGAAATTAAGAGACGTCGCATCTTTTGAACAAGGAACTTCTTTTGATTTAAATTTTACACACCCGGTTCCCGTGTAAAAATGAGTGCTTTGTCCAGGTAGAGGAACATCCTTATCTGCGTGAATTGGGGGGTGAAAAACAGATACTATTAAAAGTCCTGTTAATATTCCAATGAATAGCCAGGGAACGGATATCATCCTCCTTTATACAATCTCTAGCACTTTATCCATAATTCGATTCAGCGTTTCGCCGTCATCACCTGACCATGTCATCATGATAGGCATTCTCGAGATATCAGGGCGTGTACCATATACTTCATTATATGTCCAGTCGCCAAAGTTCACAATAATGTGTCCCATGTGAAAGATTCCTTGCCAACAATACTCATACGGGTTACGATGAGCAAGATTGTTTGGCATGTCAACTAGTACAATAGTCGGAACAGTACTTACTGTAGTCCGAACATTTACTTTGTCTCCTAGTGAATTTCCACCTGTAAATTTATTATAAAACTTGCTCTTACTGTCAGTGTTGGGTCCTCCTACGAGAATAACAACAGTGCTAGACGGCATTTTATTTGTAACCTATCGATATCAACAAAAATTTATTCGTTTTTATGATAACGGTAAGTCATCCGTTTCATATGCGATACCAACACCAACAGATACTGTATTAAAAGATGTTACATCTGTAGCAACATTCGTCAAAGATGCACCTGCAACAAGTAACTTGGTATACGGTCCAATAGTTAGCGGAAGAGAAGGAGTTGTAAAATTTGTTGTATAACGAGCGGCTCCGATATTAATACGGAAATTTGTTAAAGAACCAGTAAACTCCATATTGGCCATCGAAGTTGAGTTAGCTAGATCACCACCCATTACACTGCCAATAAGTAACGGATTCGTGACATCAGTTACAGAACCAGTGTATGCAGCCGATGCAATTGATGTACCATTTTGGTATATAACTACATTTGTACCAGTTGACACCACAGCAAAGTGAACCCAGTTATTAACAACGCCAGTTAGAGCAGTTTGTACTACAAGACCGCCAATAAAGTACTTTAGAGTTCTCGAACTACCTGATCCCTGAATTGAAAGACCAAGTATAGGATATGCGTTATTAGCAGGATCGTATACACCCTTTGAAAACACAGTCGTGTATGTAGAAGAAGTTGACGCTATACGCTGGAACCACTCGATTGTGTATATATTACCAAGCGCATATGTGAACGCAGTAGATCCTACTGTCTTTACAGTCATAAATGACATTCCTGCAGGACGAGCGTCGGTAGAACGGCATAAACTACAGGATAGTCCAGCAGGACCTTGTGTTCCAGTTGCACCTGTTACACCAATAGGACCCGTTACACCTGAAGCACCTGTAGGGCCAGCCACACCGGTAGGACCAGTAGAACCAGTTAGACCTGTAGGACCTGTAGCGCCAGCACTACCTGCAGGACCACTAGCGCCTGTAGCACCTGAACCTGTAGCACCTGTAGGTCCTGTAACTCCTGAAGCACCAGTAGGTCCAATAACTCCTGAAGCACCAGTAGGTCCAGTAGGTACCGATATGTCTGCTAGGGAAGGTAACGAAGATACTGTTACTGTTTTTGTTGTATATACAGGCGTTGCAGCAGAATTGGCTCCAACATTTCCATTTATGAGAAGACCAAAGCCTTGAAAGATATTATTAACTCCAGTTCCGGTAATAATATAACCACTAACAACAATTCCAGATAGCACGAGTACTGTATTTGTTATATTTGTAATCGGTAACGCTGGAATAGCAATTTGATTACCACTGTATTGAGCAGTTCCGTTGATAACTCTGAATCCAGTTAGATAACCTACATATCCAGATGCCGGAGCAAGAATTGTATTTAATCCACTCGAATCTGCAGTAGTTCTTGCACCTAAAGAAAGAGCCACGCTGCTTGGCCCAGATGTGTATGAACCAGATGTTATAAATGTTCCATTTTGGTATAAAGATATTGTTGATGAACGCTTTACAATTGCAAAATGACACCAATGGTTCAAAATATATGATAAATTTGATGTTGAAAATACGAGTGAACCACCCCAGTATAAACCTACAGATCGATTTGATGAATTTCCACCAACTATAAATGCATTGGAAGGAGCTCCTTCGTATGCATCATTTCCAAAACAGAAAATGCATGCTCCAGCATTCGACGATGGATCCATATTTTGAGTCCATTCAATTGTAAAATCATTTGTTCCAAAAACCAGTGATGTGTTGAAAGGTGCAGAGCTAGGACTTGTATTTGTAACTACACCTCCAGCAGCAGGAAATTGAAATACATTAGTTGATATTGTTTGATAAGATATAATTGGAGAAGCACCAGTAGGACCTGTAACTCCTGTAGCACCTGTAGGTCCTGTTGCACCTTGTAATCCCGAACTACCACTAGCACCTGTAGCACCGGATCCTGTAGCACCAGTAGGTCCTGTTGCACCTTGTAATCCTGAACTACCACTAGCACCTGTAGCACCCGTAGAACCTGATCCGGTAGCGCCGGTGGGACCTGTTGCACCCGTTCCACCTGGAGAATTATAGTAAATAATAGGACTTGTTATCGGTGTAGGGGTGCTGCCATCTGTTAAACATTCACTAATTGATGCATAGTAGAACGCGTCTGGAATAGAAGGTGCACCATATACATAGGATGTATATGTACCAAGCGTACCTGATGGAAGATTAGACCCGGACTGATTTATTTGGATATTAACGTATGTGGTAGACGCAATAGGAGTACCAGACGGAGAATATGAAATACTTAAAATAGATGGCCAGTATACAGAATTTCCAGCAGCAATAGCTAGTGCGTGTTTTTCCGAGTTTACCCAGTTCAATGTCACTGCACTTGAGGTGACAGTTATTGTGGCACTCGTAGGTGCATCGGGTCTCAAAATCGTAGTAGAACCAGCATATTGAGTAGCCGATGAAAGTGCACCGCTGCTACTGCCGTTTATATTAATTGCAGTAACAGTTGCTTGGTAGTATGTACCAACTCCAGTAGCAACAGTAAATAATCCATACGTCTTAGGTGTAGTTTGGGCCGTGATAGTTCCTATAACCGATTGGCCTGTCATTCCAGAGTTGTTCGCACTTTTAAGAACTATTGTATGACTTACAAAAATTGAATCAGGATTTGTCCAATACACACCAACTCCATCTGTAGTAAATATAACTGTAACTCCAGTCGGTGCAGCAGGTGCAGACATGCTTATTTATACAACTATGGGAAGTAAAAAGCGCCAATTGTCTGCGTAGGAACTCTAAAGTTAAATCCACCAATTTCACTATTGATGGATGCTGTTACAAAGTTAATGACTCCTTGTAGTGTAGGTGTTGGTATTATAGGGGCATTACTGGGATCAGGAAAATAGAAGACTTCTGTTATCTGGGATGGCGACTTAAAATTAAATGCACCAATTTCAGTATTAATAGATGCAGATGGAAACATGATAGCATTGCGAGGTATATCGGGAACAATTGAGTTTCTACGTGTTGAAATTAAGAATCCAGATAATCTTTCATATTCTTGAATTAAGTCGGGTAATAAAGTCTGTCCACGTTGTTGAACTCTTAGTATCATACTGTTGTATTTTGTAGCGTACCAAGTTGTAGGACTTGCAATTTGAGTAAGGCGTAATGCTGATGAAATGATTGAAAACCCTTGGTCTATTTTTGATAAAACTGTACGAATATATGTTTGTTCAGAATCTGCATTTAATCGCTCTGATTCGATGCGAACTATCATATCCAGATCATCTATAAATCGTAAGTTATCTTGTAAAGTCGTTGCTAATGCTGAATATGAAGGATATAAAAATACACTTGTTGTAAAATTTTGAACGCCAACAAATTTAATTTTTAAGTAACGAATAGCTCCATCGGCATTAATAGCATGCGTTTTACCAAATTGAATTGTACGTCCTCCAATTTTTATACTATCTGTTTGTAGAATGTTTCCAACTCCAGCTATATCTGTATCTAATGAGAAGGATAGTGATTTTTTAGGTGTGTAATCTAAACTCAGAATAATATTATCACCATTAGTAAATTGAGGATTTTTAACTAAATGTGTGTTTCCGAGTGTAATCAAGTTTGCGATTTTTAGCTGGAAAAGTAAGTTGGTTAGAGCAGATTCTGTTGTACGAGAATTTACGTTACTAATTGGACCACTTAAAAACAGCGTCGCAAGATCGTCTGATATAATTGTCGTTACACTTGCTTTAATAGCAGATGCAGGTATAAAGTTTAAAATAGAATCAGGAGGTTGGATTTCAGAAATTGATTTGAGTATTGAGTCTGTAATCATACTAGCATCATCAGTCAATGTTTGACCTGCATGTAACAATAAATTGTCCAAACAGTCGAGCTGTTGTATCACTTGAGAAATATTTAGTCTTATAAGTCCACACTTAACGCTATCTTCAAATGAAATCATTGAAGATAATGTTGTTAACGGTATGTTGATCGTAATGTATTCTAATTTGTTATAAACACTGTTTGAGAACAGTACTTTATCTGTATTTTCCTTAGCTATTCCTTTGTATGTATGTTTGAATGCAAAAGTTGACATACCTACTAATTATTTGTAGTAGATTTTTAATTATGAGGCTTTTAGTGTCACCATGTATGTGTGAACTAGAGCATTTGTAGATAACTCGCGACCCACACCAGTTCCTGTTGAAGGATTGTAGAGCGGGATTGTTACACCACCAATAGTGATTGATGTTGATGCACTGGTTAGTCCAGGGATCGTAACATCTGTATCAACCTGGAACACTACGGCCTTGGCTATCGTGTACTTCACTAGGAACTGGAACGTGTCACCAGCATTAAACTGAACACCGTACCAGCCTTGGAACTGAGGAGTTGAGAAAGGAACACCATTTGAATATTCGGCGAGTAATTGTGCTGCATCAGAACCAGCCTCTGTTGCAGTCGTTGCAAGAGCAGGTGCCGATATGGCCAGTAACGGGATCTTGTCGTAAGGGTATCCATATACATCGGTTTGACCCACGCCCGCATTTGTCACACCAGTAAATCCAGTAATTTCACGGAACTTGAGAGGAACAATTAGAGCCTGTGTAGGGTTCAGTAGGGGACCACTGGGAGCTGATGTATATACAGACGCGTTACCCACAAAACCAGCAACCGATGATGTAATTTGCACTGAACCGAGACCACAATTGGCGTATGCAACAATGCTACCTAGACTGGGTGTGGAGAATGTTACTGTAGGTGCAGTTTCATATCCAGACCCGCCGGACGTTACAGTCACACCTGTTACACGCCCTCCTGCACCACTTCCCGAAATAATTGCTTCTCCTTGAGCACTTGCGGAGGCTGGGGGTGCATCAATTGTAATTGTAGGTATAGTAGAGAATCCAGAACCACCGCCAGTCATTGTCAATACAAGAGCTCCACCTGTAGTGAGACTCCTGGTAAAAGTTACGTTACCTCCAGAACCATTCGGATCAGCAATGTACACACCAGGTACGTCTATATATCCTCTGCCTGCATTTGTTAATACTAAAGCAGAAAGACTACCTGTACCAGATAGTGTAGCTGTCGCGACTGCCGCTACAGCTGTCGGAGGAGCACTAAATGTCACTGTTGGTTTGGATGTTGAGCTATAATAAGCACCACCGACTACTGTTGCATTTGTATTTAAAGAGCCGCTAGAAGTTCCAGTCGCATTTGTATTTAAAATTGTAACGTTGTTACCAACTATCGACGACACTGCAAATGGCCCAGTTCCTGTTTTTGTTGAATCGGCAAGAGTGATAAACATTCCTACCTTTAGCGATGAATTGACACTGTTAAACGTTATTTGTTGAGTAGCGGGAGTACCAGTTACTGCACCAAAGGTGGTCGTTGATCCAACTGTAAATGATGAACCAATTGCTACGCTTGTTACAGTTCCATATGATCCCGCCGTAGTTGATATTGAAGATGTCGCCACGGCTGCCAGCCCAGCACCTGTACCCGATCCTGATACAGTGATAGCCGGGAATGAACTTAAATTTGAAACAGCATTTGTAAGTGTTACAGTCGGTGTAGTGGCTGTATTAGCGAGTTTACCAACTTGTATAATACCTGAACCTGGAATATTTGCAAATACTCCATCATTGTCATTGTAAAGTCCACTATTGGTAACTGATGCAATTTGTACCTCATAAAGTTTGAGACTTGTCGCAAGAACAATTCCTTGAGCACCACCATATGTTGTAATAGCGGGAGCTGTTACATATCCAGAACCATAATTGGTGATGGAAACATCTCCAGCATCGGCAATAGTGCTTGAAACACCTGTAACCGTAATCGTTCCGCCTACACCACCCTGTACAACTAGAACATCACCGGCGCGGTAGTCAAACCCACCGTCAAGTGTAGCAACTGCAGTTGCAGTCACACCTCTTCCATTCGGTGGCGCTTCAATTGTTACGGTTGGGATTCCAGTATATCCAGAACCGTAAGATGTCTCATTTGCAGCAAATACAAGACCCGTAACAACACCCGATGTATTCACTACTACAGTTGCAGCAGCTCCGCTGCCGCCACCACCTGCAAATGAAACTGAAGGGGGTGAACTAGCTGAATATCCAGAGCCTCCATTTGTAATCGTTACCGTTCCGATAGAGCCTCCTGATGTGTTCAGTGTTCCTTCAACCGTATTTCCAATTTTAGCGCCCGATAATGTACCACCGGCTGAAGTTACAAGGAGATATCCATAATCTTCAGTCACCGGGTTTGTATGAGTAGCACCGCCTAGTAACTTACACTTCTGCCATTGTGTGTATCCTGATCCAGCAGTTGTAATAGTAAATTTGGTGATACGAGCACTCTTGGCTGTCGCAGTGGCAGTGGACGACGTGAAAGAAGGCGATTGAACTACTACAGACGGAACTCCGGAATAAGCAGCACCACCAGCACTTAGTGTAAACGAGACGACTCCAAGATAGAAAACGAGATTGGCAACTGTTGTAGGCGTAACTGTTGCGTCATTGCTTGTCTTTACACTATAGACAGCAGGCGAACTAGTGTAACCTGAGCCAGCTGCGGTGATGAACGTATTCATGATCTTACCATACACATCAACTTGCGTGACCTTTACTGTTGCAGTTAGACCGCTATCCGGTGAAGTTAGTGTTAATATGTTTCCAACTGAGTATCCGGCACCACCAGATGCAATAAATACCTGTGTAACGCCCATAACAGCGGAAGCTGCAGCTCCTGTACCGTAACCAGTGATTGTCACGGTGGGTACGAAATCGTAACCATAACCACTATTTGTTATCGTAAATCCAGTGACTGACTCATTGGCCACAGTTGCATCCACAAGTGCGGTTGTAGATTGAGGGGGATCATCAAAAAGTAATTGAGGACTTGCATATAGACCAACACCGGCAAATGCATTGAGAGCATAAGGTGATGGTACAACACCAAGTGAAGCTGTTGCACCTGTCATCGGAACAAACTTCGAGCTGTATGTTGTAGGTATAGCATTATTGCTATTCTGAGTTGCAATCGAAGTAGAATTAATAGCTACAGTAGGTGCTGTTGCGTACTGACCATAGCTGTTACCCAGAAATCCAAATCCAATAACATCATATGTAATGTCGACAGGATTTGTTCCTACATAGAAGTTTCCTGTGACGTTTGCGGCAATTGTTACTGTTATTGTCTCAGCCGTATATGCACCACCAGTAGTTGTGAAACCATAGCCAAAACCACCGCTTGTAAGCGTAATACCTGTAACTCCACCAGAACTGTTTACACTAGAGACAATACCACTTGCAGGAGAGCCTTGTCCGGATGCGGGGGCTGAGAATATGACATTTTGACCGACAGTGTAGCCTGATCCTGTTGGACCATTCACTGTTCCACCACTAGACCCACTACCTCCCAGCAATACTCGCTGAACTACACCACCCATTAAAGGAACAGCTGCTGCACCTGCAGTAGGAGTTCCTCCACTGAAAGAAAGTGTCAGATACCCCGCCGTGTTATTTACAACTGCTAACGCATCAGCTTGTGAGTAACCAACACCGCAAGTGCCTATTCCGGAAACAGCAACGCTGTTAACAGTTCCAGTAGGGACTATGCTTGTTACACCTTTATAAGTAGGAATTGATACTACACTTAGCTTAGGTACGAGAGATAATGATGTAGCGGTGTATGCACTTCCACTGTAATTAGTTACAGTGCAGCTAGGTGATGACAAGTAGCCAGACCCTTTCTGTAAATATATAAACCGATCTAGAGTATACGACATAACTGGACTACCTACGAATGTATTCAACGTACCAGTTGATAAGAAGTTGGTGAGAGTTGCACCGCTTCCACCGGAACTTACGATCGATACAGTAACGGGTTCAGGTGTACTTGTAGTGAGTACTGCTGTTGCAGCAGCTCCCGTACCTCCGCTGGTGGGAGTGAACGCAATTGTGGGAGCCGATGTATACCCAGAACCAGGATTTGTGATCGTTACACTAGTGACAGCACCACCAGAAACAGTTGCTGTTGCAGCAGCTCCGCTACCAGCACCCCCAGTAAATGAAACTGTAGGAGCAGCTAAATAACCCGAACCAGCATTTGTGATGGTTACAATAGGTCCAACCTGTCCAGGAACATTAAGACCATAACCATATCCACCATCAATCATTACAATATTCGTGATAGCACCGGCAGTGTTAACTGACAGAGATGCTTGAGCGGTTCTACCAGCGCTTGCAGTAAATGTTAACGTAGGGGGTGCAGTATAACCAGAACCAGCATTTGTAACCAGAACTGATGCAACTGTACCAAAAGCATCATTATTAATTGTTGCAACAGCAGTAGCACGTGTAAGTGTAGGAAGGTATGCAGATGTAGATCCACCAAATGAGGTTACTGTAAGAAATGTAGCAGTTGGTGCTGATGTATAACCTATACCGCCTGTACCTATTAGTGCCGTTACAGTACCACTTCCAGTACCTCCAGAAAGACTAACTGTAGGGGCAGAACCAGATATATAACCAAATCCAGGGTTAACGATTGTTAGAACTAAACTTCCACTTACTATTGCAGCAGTAGCGGTAGCCTGAATACCCTTCGTAATTGTACCGGTGTTTGTTAATGAAAGAGAATTGTTAAATACAATACTTGTTGATGTTGTTCCGGTCAAAGCAGTAAAGGTGCCTCCGTTTGCTAGTCCTCCAAACCCAGTTAATGTAAATCTATCTCCAACACTAACAGCTGCCCCAGTATATGATCCTGATACCGGCAACGTTGTTACTCCGTTTGTCATAGATAGACCAACGGTTGTGCCGGGTGCAGTTCCAGGTGCTGTAATTGTAACACTTGTTGGCGCTACTGTGTAAGAAGCCAGTGTTGTATCAAATCCTACAACTGTGTTTACCAGGTCTACTGATGTAACAACACCAGTAGAAGAGATTACTGGCCGAGCTTGTGCCCGAACAGACTGAGGAGGAGCTGTGAATGTTACTGATGGTGTTGCTGCACGAGTGTATCCAAAACCCGGATTTGTTACCTGAATATCGACAACTGAACCATTGGAAACAACTACTGTAGCTGAAGCAGGTCGAATTGTAATGGTACCAGTTCCAGCTAAACTGCCTGGATTGCTGATTGTAACACTTGTTGTGGGGGATCCAGAAGCAGCAGTCACTGTATATATGCCTCCATTCGTAAGACCAGTAAAAGTTCCACCAGAAAGAACAACTTGGTACGTACCAACAACATTTGTACCAGTCCATCCTGTAATAGTTAAAACACCACTAGAAACTGCTGATACGGCGCCACTACCTGAAGATGAAATCGTTATAGTCGGAGCAGTTGTATATCCAACACCGGGGTTTACAATGGTAATGTCTGTTACCTGACTGGTCACTGAATTGACTACTGCTACAGCAATTGCAGTTGCTTGTGTTGGAGGGGCAGAAATACTTACATAGGGTGCATGTATGTAACCAGCACCACCCGTTACGACTGTAAATCCGCCTACAACACCTGTATTTGCAAGAGTTGTAGTTGCTGTAGCTCCAATATTCGGAGCACTGACAACAACAGTAGGTGTCGTATAGAATCCAGTTCCACCATTCGATACTGTGACTGCTGTATTTATTCCGGTCGAATATGATAGAACTGCTGTTCCAGTAGCTCCAGTACCTCCATTTGTAGGTGTAAATGTAACCGACGGCGCACTACCGACAGTATATCCGCTGCCAAAATTTGTAACTACTACACTGGTTACGATTCCAGATGCAACTGTAGCGTAAGCACTCACACCACTTCCAGCTCCACCTGAGAAAGAAACCGTAGGTGCTGTCGTGTAACCTGATCCACCATTTGATAGTGTTACGGATGCAACGGCATATGATGAAACTGTTGATGTTGATGTTGTCGGAGGTACACCATTATAAGGCGCACTTATTGTTACTTTATCAGACAGCAAGTAACCGGAACCACCATATGTTACAGGAATACTTGTGATTGATCCATAGAAAACAGGATTTGCCGTAGCTACTGTTCCCTTTGTTACTGTACCTGTACTACCAGCTGCACCACTAGCATTTGCATATGTCAATCTTAGTGCACCACCGGTGGGAATGCTTGCAATGGTGAAGGTTCCATTATTGCCACTATTTAAAAATCCCGTTGTTGTAATTACATCACCAACAGCAAACCCAGTAAGTGACGCAACGGTTAATGTCGATATACCTCCAGAATGGGAAAGATCCGAACATGTCGTAGTTGCGGCAGGCGCAATAGCAACACGTAGTGGTAAGTTTGTCACAGGAATTCCGGTGTACCCCGTTCTTGTTGAAATCTGGTTAATTCCCATGAGCGGGGTGAATGAAGGTAGAGATCCACCGATCTGAGTTGAACCGCTTACAATAATATTGGGTACACTTGTATACCCACGACCCGGTGCGACAAGACTAAAACTGTTAAGAGTTGTTCGGACTATCGGCGTTGACCCGGTTAATGTTGTATATGTTGCGGGGGATGAAAGTCCTACAGCCAATGAGCTTGAAACGGATGTCGGATTCTGTACTGCAAGTGTAATTGACTGGCTACTTGAATAGTAACCACCAAATGATGTCATTGCTGCACCTACGAGTTTCCAAGTTGGGTTCGTAAATGCGGCGATTGCAACAGGGGTAGTGGCGTTTACAACAAAAAGTTGAGGACCCGTGCCAGTGGCAAATGCCTGAGTGTAACCACTACCCCGAGTGGCGGTATAACTAACACTGTTAAATGTAAATGCTCCTTCAAATGTGACAGATAAACTACTTGCACTATTAGCAGTGGCACCAGCTGTTACGAATCCAATTGCAGTTATACCATCCGTATCTGGAGCTGGAAACTTAACAAGGTATTGTGCATTTGCTATAAATGAGGCGGTTGCAGAAGTAAGAGTGCACGAGTTTATACCCATCGATGCTTTGGCTTGAGCAAATGCGTTTGTACTACCAGCCTTTACTGTTTCTAGCTTAGTTAGAAGATCGGGATAACCGTGAATTGCGAGTTGATTTAAAACTGTACGTGTTCCATCTGAATTGGTTTTATATAACATATCATTTGCAATAGCTTCCTCAAACAATGACTGTACAACTGTGTTGTACGATGAAGGGCTAGTATACTGAGGGCCAGCATATACCAACTGAGCAAGCTGCTTATCTGCTTCTAAACTAGTACTAGTTGTCTGTGACTTAATAACGGATGCAGGTAGCTTACCGAGAATTGCATTAGCGTTAACAAGGGAGAAACTATTTTGGTTCTGATTGTATAAGTTTAGTAGAGTATTTACCTTGGTTAGTTCGTCATCAGTGTAGTATGTAAATGTTACTGTACCGGAACCACCTAGGATACCTCCACTCGTAGCAGTTGGTAGCAGATCAGCCGGACGAGTACCATCCCACTTCATGATTACACCTCCAGAAAAGTCTACACTGTTTACTCCGCCAATATCTGCCTGACTCCAGTTTAGGAAGGCGTATGTGCTAGTCGGTACAGCCGGTAGAGAAGAATACAGCCAGAATTTAGAATTTGTAGGTAGTACATCTAATATGTAACGAATACCACCCTTGTCGTAACCATAGTAGGGCGTATTGGCAGAACCAGTACCAAACGTAGCAAGGAGTGTAACACCTGTATCGAGAAGACCGTTTGTTGTAATGCACTGGTACACGTTACCCTGGTATACTACACGGTCACCGCTGTAGTAAGGAACACCTGCAGTCCAACCAGAAGCAATTGTAGACTGAGCCCAGTAAGACTTGTGCGCTACGCCACTTGATTCAACAGGAGGAAGTCCCTGTACAAAAGCCTGGTAATATTGTGTCTGACCAATCACAGGACCCGTGTAACTAGCAACCGTTGTGCCTTGTAGAGGAATAGGATCAGATAATACAGATGTTGTACGAATTAGTGTATAACACGAGGCATTCGTAGAACCAGTAGGAGTAAAGCTTACAATATCGCCAAGCTTGTATTGTCCAGTAGATATATATGTAGGAATAGTTGACACTCCTCCCATCTCAGTACGAAGAGACGGTAACTCGGAAGAACCAACAGTACCGTTAGGAACAACGCCGTTGTAGTAGAGAATGAATGAAGAAAGACTTGCAGACGGTACTTTGAACACTACGTTCTCATCGTAATCCTGGCCAGCAACAAATGCTGTGGCCGTCTCACCGAACACGGTAACCGTATTCTGCTTGAGAGCAGACGTCGCATACGTGTACTTAAACACGATCGACTTACTAGACGACATCTAAGTGGGGTATGCTTTATATTTAGATAATAATTCTATAAAAACTATAGTAATGGCAACTGCTATTCTTATAAAAAAAGAATGCACGTTTTTGATCAACGCAATCAGTCGTATCCAACAAATAATTTCAATTAGTCAGGTATGTTACAATAATCCGTCAGGTGGTAATCCGGGAACCGTACCACCTGTAATAGCTCCGAAAAACTTAGACGATCCACTTACATATACTACAAATGCCGTAAACCAAGAAGTTATTAGCCTTTCGCTTCAGGGATTCATTTCATATTTATATGTAAAAGCTTATAACGTAGCATATCCTTTAAATCCAACAGCTGCAGAATATGCTCTCATTTCTGATATTTATAAAGCTCTTAATATTTCTGTCCCGCCATTTATAAATGGATAAGTCTGTTCTGGAAAGAATCGAGGATCCTAAAGTGACAAACCATTATAATATAACTTCAACCTCCCAACAGTATCCTCCTCCTCAACATGGTGGTCGTATTCCTACATTTAACGATACATCTGTACCGAGACTACCGTTTATGCTTTCCACTCCTTACAAAGATGGTAAACCAATCGACGGTCATACACCGTTTGATGATCTAATCGGTCGTCAGTATGCACCTACTCTCGTAAGTAAGCTATTTTTCAGCCAAGATAATATTGAAACATTACAACAAAAAATTCATGAACAAGTTTGGCTTATGAGCAATAAAAAATACAACATTGATCGTCAGAACGATGACCAAATAAAGATTATTATGCGTAGCTACTATTTGATGTTTGGACAGAACAATGATAATCATGTAGCAGAAGAGTTGGAGAGTTTAAATCGTCGTGTTGTTGGGTATGCAAGTGCAAAAATCTATTCTGAAGTAGAATTTTACCAATTTTACCGCAAAGATATTGAGGATTTTGCTCCTCCTATTGCTGGACCCATCAATACTCAGGTTTATGGAACGCGTACAGGAGAGCTTAAATCATTTTTTTAGTGTAGACAATGGAATTATGTGTATTTCATGACCGTATTTACGGCATATATGAAACTCAGTTATATGTTTTTGAACCCACATGGGATTCATTTCGACCAATTGAAAGAGTTGGTTGGGATGGACAAAAATACAGCATTGTAGATTCTAAATTTAAGACCGATTTATTTAGTGATTTTTATGGGTACGAAACATCAGAACAAAAGCAACTTTGTAAAAGACTAATTGAAGAAACTGAATTAGAAGGCGCATCAGAAATTACCGATTCTGTTGTTTTCTGGAAATGGTCAGGAGAGGTTGAAGCGAAGTGGTTCAAGGACAGACCTTGTGTATTTTCATCACCATGTGTCGACAAAAACTGGGTAAAATATTTAAAGTACCTAAATATTCGACCAAGAACTTTACGCAATTATCCGAGGGTTCGTACAAAGCGTTTACTAAGAAAACGTTGAATTTAACAAAATGCGAGTCAACATCATTGGAAGTTTTAAGCCTACAACTGGACTTCACCAGGATATGAACATTCTAGTTGGCATCATTACCGGTATTCTCGGAAATAAAGTTACTATGCGTCGTGTTCCCCACATACTTCCTCAATGTGACGAAGCAGAAATAAACATTTTTGTTGAAGTCATTAATCCTGCACTTTTTCAGTATGCTCGTAAGAATATCTGGATTCCCAATCCCGATTGGACCTACCGTTCATGGGCCCCTTACATTGAAATGGTTGATGAAATTTGGGCCAAGACGCAAGAATGTAAGGAGATCTTTGAAAAGGCATGTGAAGGACGTAAAACTGTTAATTATATTAGTTGGAGTTCAATTGATAAATGCATGAACTTTGATGAAATTAATAAAAATTATTCACGCGCAATTGTAGTTTGCGGAAAGAATATTTTTCGCCATCCGAGACCTATTCTTCAGGCGTACCGAAAGATTTATCTAGAGGATGAAGAGGTGTATAGTAAGCTACCAGAACTAAATATTGTATACAATCCTGAACACATAATCTTTACTGTTCCTGAAGAAATCAAGTCAAAGGTAAACGTTATTGGACGTACACTTGAAGAAGAAGATTATAACACTCTTCTTCGTGATTGTGGACTTTGTGTATGTCTTTCATTTGCTGAAGGATTTGGTCATGCGGTAAATGAGGCTATGTCAGCAGGATGTAATCTTCTACTTTCCCCGATTCGTCCGTTCCTTCAAGATCTTGTTGGAGGAGATGAGAAAGGTACATATTTTGCATCCTATTCAAGCGTTGTTGAACATCCCGAATGCATGATTTCTCTTCTAGAAATTGATACAGATTCTGTTGTAACGTGTCTACGTAAGTATGTGGAAGATAGTGCCGACACTAAGCACCAAGGAAGCGAGATTTCACGAAAGCTTTACGAGCACCGTCATAAGCTATGGATTCAGATTATGACGAGTATTCTTAAAAGTTGGGATCTTGACCAAGAACCCTACAGTTTGAAGGATAAGCTCCCTAAAGAGGATACTCTTCCTGATGTTTCGGTATTGACCATTACTCGCGATCGTCGTGTTTTCATGCCTTTGGCAAAGTATTCCTATATGATTCAGTCATACCCAGAAGATAAGCTAGAGTGGGTTATTGTGGATGACGGCGATGACCCAATTGAAGATACACTTATCGGAGTTCCGAATGTAAAGTATGTAAAGTGTCCTCCCGGAATGACCATTTCACAGAAGCGCAATCTTGCAGTAGAAAGTGCAACGTATGATGTGATGGTAACGATGGATGACGATGATGTATATCCTAACAACAGTGTTCTACAGCGTGTAGCATCTATGCTCATGGAACCTAAAAAGGAGTGTTCATTCTGTACTACGATTCCTTGCTATGATATCACAAAGTTCAATTCGTTTATTAATGTTCCTCCTACAGTTCTAGGAATGGCAGATCGTGTATCTGAAGCGACTCTAGCTTTCACTCGTAAGTTTTGGGATGAAGGTAAATTTGATGACGCAATTCATATTGCTGAAGGTAGCGCATTTATTCGCGGTCGCGAGCAAATGTGTCGTGAAATCTCTCCGCAGGATGTAATTGTTAGTTTGATTCATCCTAAAAATACCTCATCACGCAAGAGTCCGGAAGTAAAAGATTCGAACGGATGTCACTATGGGTTTAATGAACAGTTGTTTGCCATGGTTACTCAAATTGGTGTAGAGCTATCTCCCCCTACCGAATCTAGTACTTCATGCCAAAAAGAGAGCGACGGCGACGGTGCGTCTTCTTCGTGTGACGACGGCGACGGCCACCCTTCAATTTTCCATCACCAGACGCCGCCAACGCCGCAAGACGCGCCTTCTCCGCATCATCACCACCATCACCACCACGCATCTTTAGACCAGCCTTCGCCAACATGCGACGAACAGTCTTCTTCTTAACGAGACGAAGCTTCTTCATAGAACGACGACGACCACCAGATACGGGAGCACTAGAGAGAGCAGGGGGAGCACCACCTGTACCTGTGTACGTGCTAGCCATTTTTATACTTAACTAAAGAGAAATTTGTTTAGGCGCTGCAAGAAAGACAAGTGGGATCGACTGTGAATTTTTGCGCAGATGAGGCTGCCTTTGTACGCAGATAATAACAACCAGTCTTCAAACCTTGTTTCCAGGCAAACATATGCATTGATGTAATCTTAGCATATGTGGGTTCGGCAAGGAACAAATTGAGTGATTGGGATTGGCAGATAAATGGGGCTCGATCTCGTGACATTTGGATAAGTGTCTTTTGGGGAATCTCCCAGACAGTCTTAAATAGATCTCGAATATTGTCTGGAATTTCCTTAATATTAGCAACACTGCCATTTTCTGCCATGATTTGACTACGAATATCTGGAGTCCATAGTCCAAGTTTTACAAGCTCTTCTACTAGATACTTATTAACCATCATAAAGTCACCACTGAGTACACGACGAGTGTACAGATTTGAAGTAAATGGTTCAAAGCATTCGTTATTTCCAAGGATTTGAGACGTAGAAGCTGTAGGCATAGGCGCTACAAGTAGAGAATTACGCATGCCACCCATACACAACTTACGCAAATTTTCCCAATTTAGATACGTAGTTGTGGGTTCGTCGTTCCACAAATTAAATTGCATCTGTCCCTTGCTCATTGGAGATCCTTCAAAGTCCAGATGAGAATTGTGTCCGTTCAAAGGAAGTCCACGCCACTCTTCACGTGTAGAACCCAACATACTAGCAGTTGCTGCCGCATAGTAGATGTTTTCAAAGATTTCACGGTTTAGTTTAGAAGCTTCGGGTGACGTCCATGAGATACGAAGCATCGCAAACACATCCGCCAACCCCTGAACACCAATTCCAATAGGACGATGACGCTTATTAGAACGTTTACACTTTTCAGTTGGGTAGAAGTTCTTATCAATTATGATGTCAAGATTGTTAGCAAGAACAGTTGTATACATTCGTAGTGCCTCAAAGTTGAAACGGTATTCTCCGTCAGCATGGTAGGCCCTCTGAACAAACTTAGGAAGTGCCAAACTTCCAAGATTGCAGACAGCTGTTTCATCGGGTGACGAAAATTCCATAATTTCGGTACACAAATTTGAACTCTTGATAGTTCCAAGATTCTTCTGGTTGCTCTTTGAATTAGCAGCGTCCTTGTAGCAGAGATACGGTGTTCCAGTCTGGATTTGAGCGTCCAAAATCATCTGCCATATTTTCTGAGCTGGAATTGTCTTACGTCCCTTACCGGCTGCCTCATATGACATATAAAGCTTATCAAACTCTTCACTATGAACATCATCTAATCCAGGACATTCACGCGGACACATCAAAGTCCAATTCTCATTCTTCTCTACACGCTTCATGAATAGATCAGGAATCCAAAGACCATAAAATAGGTCACGAGCACGATCCTCTTCCGCACCTTGGTTGAGTTTGAGACGTAGGAATTCTTCAATATCCGCATGCCAAGGCTCTAGATAGATCGCAAATGAACCGTTACGCTTTCCACCTTGATTGACATACTTTGCAGTGTCATTGTAAACTTTGAGCATCGGCACAATTCCAGTTGACTCTCCATTTGTTCCATGAATCTTAGACCCACGTGCGCGAACATTATGAATTGAAAGACCAATACCTCCAGCCCACTTGCTAATTTGAGCACACTCGCCAAGTGTATCATAAATTCCCTTGATTGAATCTTCACTCATATTCGCTAGAAAACATGATGAAAGCTGAGGGTGATTTGTTCCAGAATTGAAGAGAGTAGGCGTTGCATGAATGAAATATCCCTCCGAAAGAGCATCGTAGGTCTCCTTTACCTTTGCGTAGTTTTCTCCGTGTAGCTGAATGGCTACACGCATCCACATGTGTTGGGGGCGTTCCCAAACACGACCATCTTTTCTACGAAGAAGGTAGCCTTTCTCCAAAGTCTTGAACCCAAAGTAATCAAACATGAAATCACGAGAATAATCAATCATCTTTTCAAACTCCAAGTTCTGAGCAGGCTTGTAATATGACTCTGCGATAATTCCCTCGTCGAACAAAACTTGTGCAGAATCGATCAAACGAGTAGGCGTATTTTTGTGATGATTGTCGATTACGATGCGAGCAGCAAGCTTACCGTAATTCGGATGGTAACGAGCCTGCATCATTGCACACGTTTCGGCAGCAAACTCGTCTAGTTTGCGAGTTTCCATGCCATCTTGTAACTGATTACACACTTTCTGAGCTACAAGGTCAGGATTCACATGTTCCAGTCCGTCGGATAGCTTTCGAATGCGTTGAAGAATTTGGTCAAATGATACCGGTACACGATTTCCATCACGCTTAATTACGTAGATATGGTCCATATTAGTTACCATATATATCCTTGATGTGTTTAAAATCCGTTCTCAACGAATAAAATACCCTCCGATATAAATAATGGGGTGCGATACACCAAAAATTTTAACTGAAGGAAAGGCAAAAACAATCTTAAAAGCAATAAAATTTAAAGAACTTGTGCTCGATAAACTTGATAGTTATGAAGCTCATAATGATGAAGATAAAAAAATGTTAAGTAAAGTTCTTCCAACAATAAAAAAAGAGTACGAGAAAAAACTTATTGAAAACATGATAATATTAAATAATGGAACAACATCAAAAGATGACATATTATACGATGTATCTATGTCAATAAGTAGAACTAGTAACACTATTTCATTAAGTCAAGCTATTAAGAGAATTAAAAATTTTAGATCAAGTAAATGCGGTATTCAAATATTCAATCAACTGTTTATAAACAATATTTGTAACAATTATGTATCTACTTTTAAAATGTACGAAAGTCTTGATAGAGAACCGGATGAAAATGAAAAAAAAGCAATTGAAAGCAAAATAAAACAAGCATATATTGAAATAGCGTCAGTATTGTTAGGTGGTCCTGAATCAAGTGGTCTTTATGGGATTACAGAAGCTAACTATGAAGAAGGTAATATTAAAGGAATAGTACAAGGAATACAACAAAGAACATCTGATCAATGTAACGATATTCCTGTAATTGAGAGTCCTGAGAAAAAAACTAGAGGCGGAACAAGACGTAGAAGACGTAGAACAACTAAGAAACGTAAAGTTTAAATGAGATTTGATTATCATTAATAAATGCCGTCTGCCGATGAGCTACGCTGCCTTTTTTCGAAAGAATGTGTTATCGAGGACTTTATAGCCTCGGCAACACGAGAAATAGAATTTGCTGCAAAAATAGGAAATAAATATGAATCTGTTAAAGTTCCAGATACACTCACCATGAAAGAAGGTGAAACTATTTTGAAGGAAACATTTAAAGATTGTAAAATAACTTGGGAACTATTTTCACGATTTTATAGAATTAGTTGGAAGCTAGCTTAACTGAAATATGCATAGATTGTAATTCTTGCACCGTTAGACGTAATGCATATGGAACTGTCAATGTTGTAACTTCTGAATCTTCATCGGCATCCATCTGACCTGTTTCGGGTTGGAATAAAAACTCTGCCTTATCAGAACGTTCCATTAATGATTCATTCAAAAACTTGGAAATTCCATGAGAGACTAGAACGTCCCGTTCCATTTCACCGATACGTAACCCGCCTTCATTCGCACGACCCTCTACAGGTTGGTGAGTGAGAAGCTTTTTAGGTCCCGTTGCTCTTGAATTTACCTTATCTTCGGTCATCAGCTTGCTACGAATATAATAAGTTGGTCCAATAAAAATTTCAGCTTGTAACATTTCACCGGTTTGACCACTATACATTAATTCGTAACCATATGGATGATAACCAGCTTTTAATAGTAGATCTTTTGTTTCACCAACGCGATTTCTTGCAGAGAACGGTGTAGAATCAATCAACGATCCCATATGAAGACCTAGTTTTGTAGACATCATTTCAATAAATTGACCAATCGTCATACGACTAGGAAATGCATGTGGATTTACGATCATATCAGGAATGATCCCACTTGCAGTATAAGGCATGTCTTCCGTTATAATTCGCATACCACATGTACCTTTCTGTCCATGACGTGCAGAAAACTTATCACCCAATACAGGAATACGGTGTTCAGCTACACGAATTTTTACACCATGTAGCCCTTCAGGTGTTGTATAGCGATAGACTGCATCTACAATTCCGTGCTGAGCTTTCTTTGGTAAAAATGATTTATCGCTATAACCAATAGTTTGTCCACCGGGACCTAATTTAGGAACAACAATCCCCACAAGTACAGTGTCTTCTGTAACTTTAGATCCCTTTCGAATGATGCCATCCGCGTCAAGCATTTCATATGAAACATCCTTATTTGGAATTACAATGTCTTTGAATTCAGAGTTAGTCATAATATTTGCAAACATTGCATGAGGAAGCGTTAACGGATTGATGTCTTTATTTGGAGCCATATATGCACCTGCCATTTCCTCAGCTACGTCATATGAATGGTAATAAGTAGTATGAAACATTCCGCGTTGTAGAGCAGATTCGTTCAATAAAATAGAATCTTCTTGATTGTACCCCGAATATATAGCAAGTGCAACGATAGGATTTTCACCATATGGCATGCAACCACTTCCACCCAAAATAGGAGCAGTTGTCCATGTTTGAGACAAGGGACGTTGCGCATAGTTTAACCATGTAGAAATAGTATCAAATCGTTTGTTGAAAGCTGTGTTAAACCAAGAACACGCCTGTTTTACTTGCTGACAGCTGAACATATTTCGAGGCGCCTGGTTGAAATCAGAATTTGGTACCACGCTTGCAGAAGCGGAGAATATTGCCATTCCATGGATTTCAGAAGGATCGTCTTTTGAAAAGGGTTCCATTGAAATACGTAAGCTTTCGGTCTCTTGTGCGTCAACAAAGTCCATTAGTCCAGATGTAAGACCACCCCACGTGTTTTGTTTCTTAACTGCAGTCTCTGTGACTCCTTCACGATAAATGGGTCTTGATGGTCTCCCAGCGTCTGTAAAAATCCAATACGTATTTGCAAGACGGCTCCAACACAGAGAAACAAACTTTTGAATTTCACCCTTTCGTCTTTTTGCCAGTAACTCTGAATGAAATGATTCTGTATCTTTCTGTATTACACCGACAAGATCGGAGTTGAGAAATAGCTTTGTCCATGTAATATCCCACGTTGAAGGGTGAATATCTGCAATCTTTTGAAAGTTTTTATTAGCAGATATGATTGAAATCATTTCTGTGATAGATGAAGTTGTCGATAAAGATGAAAAAAGAGTGAATGATTTGATCATTCCAACGTTACCTCCATCGGGGTTATCGGTTGGACATAATATACCCCAACTGCTTCCGTGAATACGACGAGGTTCTATTAATTTTGTACCCTTATCCATTTGAAGATTAATTCGTCTCAGATGTGCAATTGTTCCGAGATATGAGAAACGAGAAAGTTCCTGCGAAACACCATCTTTTCCATCCCACTTACCCTTGAACGATTTTTCCAACTCATTTAAGAAAGTTACAGACTTCCAATAGAACGCAATCTTTTCAGGTTGAACTAGTTCTACAAACTTTTTACCAGCATATGTTTGACGTTCGAACTCAATACGGCTGTCAAGCTTTTGTTTCATCTCATTTCCAACTTGTTTATAAATTCGTCGAAACTCTTGAAAACAGAGATCGCCTCCTGCATCAATACGTTTGTAACGAAAATGATCACGATTGTCGGGTTCTTCTATCTTTAGAGCAACGTTCATTGCAATTTTGAACATATGACCGAGTAGATAACCCTTACGACGATAAAATGAAGATGTCGACTCATTTTCTTCTTTTTCACAATGAGGAAAAAGTGAGCTATACAAATTCACAAAAACAGCACCGTTACTACGAGTACGTGTTTGACGCTTTAAGAAAAGTAGATCAGGATCCTGATCTTGTTCTGTTTCAAGAGCCATCTGATTACGAGTGAATGTTTCATGAGAAAGCAATAGTTCCATAAAAAGTTCATCATAACGAAGACGTTCATCATCGTGAACTCCACACATAGTTACATCATAAATATCCTTATGACTAGTAAAACCGAGTGCATAAAAAACGCTCATAACTGGAACTGGTTTTGTAAATCCAGGAAGCGTTATAACTGTTAAACGTTTAGTGGAGAACTCTCCGTAATCAGATGTCTTTTTAATAAGATCTATATCATCGGGCTTCTTATTTGAGGGAGGAATTACTAAGAAGTGAGAATAAGGTCCGCGAGTTCCGTCTTCCGAAATACAACGTATTCCTGATGTATACTCATATCGCTCAGCTTTTGTGGCTTCTTCAATTTTATCTTGAATTTGTTTTTCGGTAAGTCCACGCCTCTCTTCTTCATCTGGAACCTGAATACGCTTTCCTGCATAAAACATGTTATCTCCCAAACGTTCCTGCGATAGAAGTACCTTTTCAGCTCCACCTACAATGAAGTAACCACCTAGTTCAAATTTGCACTCTCCAGCGTCATAAAGTTCATCTGGCGTCATAGAAGAAATATAACATAGCTTACTTTTCAACATAAGCGGGATCTTTCCTAATATCACGTTCTCAAACTTACGAGTCTCTGTCTCAGTCCCAAATATGTAATCAATTTCAATTGTTACACGTATTTCGATTGCATATGTTTTATTTTCCAATCTACACATGTGTGGTAAGATTGCGTTATCAAATTCATCTACAGGAGGTAAATACTTAATTTCGTCGCTTTTTTTACCACCAACATAAATATGAATAAATCGGTTATCATTTAAGGTTAGCTTGATAGGGTTGGAAGCTTTTATAAATATAGGTATTTTTTTGCTCAAAAGATCTCCATACGAATCTAGATGATGGCGGACCAATGGATTGGGTGTACTGGTAAAAAATGTTTGAAACACATGTCTTGCGATTTCCATTCCCTTGTAGTTAATAAAGAATGAACTTTCTTGTGCTTTTACCACTCACAGCACTGTTCTTTGTAATTTTTATGTTAGTCGCCAAATACCTATTCGGTGCATATATATCTGTTCCAGTAAATCCTGATAGTATGTCAAAATGCCCAGATCGATGGACTTTTAAACCTGCAACTGCAATGTGTGAACCCGCATATAGTACACAATGTACACCATTCAATCCGTCTGCTCCAACGCTATATAGCGCAGCAGCAAAGTGTGAGTTAGCGAAACGTTGTAATACAGATTGGTCAGGTGTTTGTATGTAAAAATGGGCATAGTGGGGATTGCACCCACGACCTAGGGCTCATAAGACCCCCGCTCTACTACTGAGCTATACGCCCACTATTACTTATCTGGTGCGTATGTAAATCCGTTTTCACGATATACTTTGATTATATCGAATGAAAACATATATCTATTTGCATATTTGTGCTTTAAACAATTGGAAAGAAATTGTAACAAAATTATTTGATCGTATTAGATCAAGTGGATTATACGATAAAATTGATGAACTTCGATATTCGTTGCTTGGAGATTGTAGCTGTTTAAGTGATGAAATTTTTAAAGATCCAAAGTTTGTTAATATCTTATACGCACCTCAGATGGATTTATACGAATCGGTTACCATTAATAAAATATATTATGCAGCAAAAGAAGAGGAATTTAACGTTTTATATCTACACAGTAAAGGTGTTTCATATAACGGACAAGATCAGAGAATTTTAAAGTGGGTTGAATATTTAACATATTTTAATATTGATCGCTATGCAGATTGTTTAGAACAACTAAAAGAGAATGATGTTGTTGGTGTTAATATCTACAATTATATAATGTTACATTATTCTGGTAACTTTTGGTGGACTAAATCATCCTATATAAATAGATCAACACAGTTTTGTATTCATTATACTTATAATGCTCCCGAATATTGGATTACACTTTCACGGGATGGTTCTTACATTAATTTATTTCATCTAGAAGATAACTTTGCAAACATGAAATTGTCAGAAGAAGAGTATAAAAATAAACCATTAAAGATTAAAAAATATAAATATACGCTAGAAATTAGTTAGTATTTAGATTAATAATCGATACGGCTCCAGAATAATATGCCAGGTTCTCATTTCCACCTTCCAGATTATACGCACTGATAACTCCTTTACGTCCTTCTTCAATTGATTGAAAGTTTCCAATAAATTTACCAAGTACGTATACATCAAACCCCTTATTGGCCTGATTTAATACTACCTTATTCTTGTCGCGCTTCTTCAGCTCCTTCTTAGTAACAACGGGTTCAAAGTCCATGTTATTTCTAAGTTATTACATTTAAAAAACTTAAATTCGTTTTCAACCATGTTCAGAAAGATTTACAATATGTTTATAACCTTCAATATTCATACGAGCTTTTTCGGATGTAGATTGAATTGCATAGATATAAATTTGATCAGTTACTCTCCAACCATACTTACCAGTCAAAGCATCAATAATCACAATAAGTGGAGTTTGTTCTGTATGAAACTCAATATACTCACGAACACTGCGATTCACAAAATAATAACTGTAGCGAGGCATTTTTATTACTAAAAAACGGTTTACGATAAATCCGTTTTACAATATAATGTATTCGGAAGTTTATAGACCAAATATATTTGACGAAGTAATTGGGCATACAGATGCGAAACAGCTTTTGGAGACTTATTTAAAATCAAATTTTTCAAGAGCTATTTTCTTAACAGGAGCTCCTGGAATAGGTAAAACTACGCTTGCATTGTGTGCTGCTAAAACGTTTGATTTTGAACCACTTGAAATAAATGCAAGTAAGAGTATCCGTAGTTTCGAAGATGTAGAAAAAATTAAGAATGCATGTAGATCAACTGTGAGTATTCAAGCGTTTATTCGCGGTGATCGAACTAAAAAGACATGTGTAATTTTAGACGAAATTGACGGTTCTGATCCACACGCACAGGGAAAGATTATAGAATGGATAAAAGACCCAACACGCAGAGTTCCAGTTATTTGTACAGGAAATGAGATTCCAACACTTTTTAAGAGAAACACTGAAACAATAGAAATTGTACGGTGTTTCCCCCCAAAGGCTTCTGATTTGGAAAAAATATTCCCACATATAGACGTTCCAAAAGTATTGAAAGAATGTCAATATGATGTTAGAAGAATATTAAATCAAATTCAGTATGGTGTATCAGATGTACTTCCAAAAGTTTTAGTTCCACCAACAGGATTACCAATTGAAAAAATGTTCATCCTAAGACAGAAGATGTTTGGTTTGGATGACCCGTTGGGCTAGGTTGACGAATATCGTGCCTGCAGACGGGACAACGAACACTCATAGTGAACCAGTTTGTCAAACATTGTCCATGATATTCGTGGCCACATTGGGTAATTTTAACACAGTCTGTATTTACTGATTCTTGACAAATAGCACATATAGAAGTCGAAGTAGGAATAACCTGAACACTTGAAGAAATCTGTTGAGGCGTGGCAACTACAGTAACAGGTTCCATCGCAAGGTTAGGATTAACTGCAGCCCACGTGATAATGTTTGCTACAATGTTACTACGAGTTTGAGCGCGCTGAAGTCTATCAATAATTTGAAGATATGTTTCTTCGACTGTCAAAAAGTGTTGAGCGAGCGGTCCTCTTTGAAGATGAGGAATACCATTCAAACAACGAGCAAAAAATTGAATACGGCTATCAATTAGTTCTCCAAGTAGTTCATTTATGTTAGATGGTTCATCAGCCATTATTAAACAAAAATATGTTAGATCGTTGAAAATGCTTACTTCAGTACGAGCCTGTATAACACGTTAGTGAATAGGTTTCGAACTACAAGCGTTTGCAGATTAACAACGTGTTGAACTACAAGACCTCGGTGTTCACCGAACTGTGTCTTATGAAATAGTGTTACCTCAACAGCATTGCTGTTAAATGCGCACCTCAGGCGTTCCTGATTCTCATCGATGTACACGGTGTTGCTAAGCGCGTTGCCGTGCATGTGCTCAAATGCGAACAACATCTTGCTCTTTTGTCTTCCAGTTAAAAACAAATTATAAATTCGTTTTTCTAATCAATACATAGTCTGATATTGAACATTATCACAACTATAATAAGAGCAAACGTAAACGGAGATGATGGAATTGTATACATCATCAATGCAATCAGCATAAATAGAGGAATGTTCTTCCACACGTGCTCTTCGGCGGTCTTCTCTGAAAGAGTAGACATTTTGTTACCGTTGAAATGAAAAATAAACTATAAATTCGTTTTTCTAATTTACAATCGGACTAAACTGATCCAACAGATCGCCATCCTTATCGTAGAATGAACAGATCCAATTTGTCATCCAATTTCCACCAAAATACTTCAGAGCAAATCCCATAAAAGGAAGCATCTCGTCTTCTATTGAGCAAGTCGGGTCTTGACGCCAGTAACAGATATCACTTCGATTACCATTGTGAGACCTACGCGGTTGATTGAACACATCGTGCTCTAGTTGCTTAACGTAGTTTCTCATGAAATTTGCAAAGATCTTCACAGCCTTCTCGTCTGGAATCTTCGCATCCTCTAGCTCCTTCAGCACTGCCTTCTGAACCTCATCCTTATTTGTGCGATCCATGGTAT